CCTTTGATAAAAAATCCAGGTGAAAAATGAAAAAAAAAAAATAGGGGATTTCCGACTACGTAGTCGCTGAAAGTTCTTCTACTTTAGTTTGTAGAAGTACTTCTTGCGGCTGCCTTCTCGGAAGATAGTTCCTTTTTCTAGCAAGCGCATCAGCGATTGATGCACCTGAGGATTGCGTTTGCCGAAGCCTTCGCAGACGAAGTTTCTTTGTGTGAAGAACTTGTCTGGATATGTTCGGAACACTTCCTCGATCTTGCTCGTCAAGGAGACGTCTGTTGCAGGTATCTCAGCTACACCTATGTCGCTGAACTGGGACACTGCAGATTTCTTTGTGTTCATGTCTGTGTGTTTTCCTATGTAGATCGTTTCATCGCGAGCTAGCTGTTGCGCTAGCTTACTAGCGATCTATAATAAAATTTAAAATTTACGCGCTTAATAAAAACGCGCGCGAATTTTATTTTTTATTACATCTTATATATTCTTTTTATAATATATAAATCGTACTTATATATAAAGATTTTATAACCAAAAGCTTTATATATAAGACGAAAGCTTTATATATATAATATATAAATATTAGCGCGCCAATTCCGCGGCGGGAAGGGGGTTTTTGGGAAATTACCCAAAAATCCATGTATAAGCATTTTTCAAAACCCTTTTGGGTAGAGAAAAAGTTACAAAGTTTTGATAATGACAATTAAAGACTTGTTGCAATTGATGGAGCAATTAGATAGTTAATCTACTAATAACCTTTAAAGCAAATTAACCTATAGAAACGGTCTCTTGGTGACATGGTCATTAAAATTTCAGGAGAAATAAAATATATTGATTTTTATGACTTCTGGAAAACATATTGACAGAGCACTTGGCACAGATGTCGAAGTAGAATCTTCAGACATCGTTGACGCTACGATTGTTGCAGCTGATATTGCATCAAACGCAGTTACAACCGCCAAGATCACAGATAGCGCTGTTACCACGGCAAAGATAGCTGACCTTGCAGTTTCTACAGACAAATTAGCAGCTTCTTCCGTAACGACGGCAAAAATAGCAAGCGACGCCGTAACAGTAGCAAAACTAGCTGATGATGCAGTTGAAACCGCAAAGATCAGAGACAATACTATCACGAATGCTAAATTTACTTCTTCTACTATTCAAAGTGGAAAAATTAGCTTCTTTAAAAGCACCGAGCAAACAGGTAACGGGGCTGAACAAAGTATTGCCCATAGCTTAGGTAGAACACCTTCTTTGGTAATTCCTATAATTACTGAAGGAGATGGCAATAGTTATGATCTCGCAGAAGGTACCCACGATGGTACTGATGTGAAAATAACTGCTGGTGCAGCGGTAAAATACAAAGTTATAGCCCTTTAAGGCTATATTTTTTTTTCTTCGCCTTGACTGTTAAAATTAAACTATAGGCAGAGAAAGTATTATTGAAGACAAAATTTTGTATTAATTCCTAAACATTTAAATACTATTCCTTGCTAAGGATTATTACATTGGTATCAAAGTTAATTAAAAAAGACTATCCAGCCTATACAATGCATCAAAAATACCGATTGTATGGAATTAAAAGAATAGGATATGTTGATATTGAAAACACCAATCTAGATCCTGAATTTGGAAATCTTTTAACTGTGGTTCTTCTAGTCAGGGAAATTGATACAAAGTATTCTCACGGTGAAAAAATAATAGCCGTAAAGAAATACAAATTAACTCGCGAAGACATCAATTCCTCTTTAAGAAAAAGAACAGTTGATTTCGATAGGAGGATTTTAACTGAATTCCTAACTGATTTGAAATCTTTAAAAATTGACCTTTTAATAGGTCATTACTCAGTTGGTTGGGGAAAACACGATATTCCTTTCCTTAGATCTAGAGCATTAATTATGGGATTAGATAACCTATTACCAAAACACAAAACCCTTCGATATGGAGATACATGGAAAATGTCTCATACTTCAATTAAAGTACATAGCTATCGTTTAGACGCTATTAGCGCTGTAACAGGCAGTGAAGTTAAAAAAACTAGAATTGAAGAATCAGAATGGCAATTAGCAAGATTTGGTGATCCAAAAGCTATGGCTTATGTGTTAGATCACAACATTAAAGATGTTAAACTAACTTATCAAGTACATAAGAAAATAGAAGCGTTTAACGCAATTCCAACAATTTATGTCTAAAAATCCAAACACTGATGAATGGCTTCCTCCAAATAGGAAGGTTCTACAGGATTTCTTTACAAAACATCAGGATGATTGGTTTTCATGTCAAGAATTAATCCATAGAACCAAACTAGGTGTAAGAACAATGTATGATAACATCTTAACACTTTACAGGGATAATGAAGTTATGAGAAAATCTTGTCCTTGTGGAAAAGGTTGGCTCTATAAATACAGGAAATAGGTTACCGATTCTCCATAACCTAATATTTTTTATTTTCTTTTAATAACTATTGTTATAATTGCCAACCCCTGAACCTTTTAATCCTTTTCCTCCGGGTAAAGAACCCTCGCCTCCAGATTGGTATAAACCAGAGGATCCTTATGACGAAGAAGAAGAAGATTAGTAAACCTGTTGATAAAAAGGATATTAAACTTGAACCTAAACAAATTTTATTAGAGGATTTAATTAACAACCTTTCAAAAGAAGCTAAAAAAGCAATGATAGGTATTTTAAGTGATAAAGACCCTATGGTAGCTATTGGTAGTATACTTTCCCTGGTAGGATTAGCCCAAGAAATGAAATTAGGAAAAGAAATATTAGTTATAAACATTAACTTTGGGGAATTAATAGCAGCAAAGAAAATTTTTGAAGAATTTCACAGTTATGAGGAAGATGATATAGATGACTAGCAAAGCAATTTCTATTTGGTTCTCTCCTAAACTAACAAATTTAAAACCTGTTGATAAAGCTATTATTGAAACAGGAATAATTTTCTGGGGATTTTCAGATCTAAACACTCCTCCAGAATGGGAAATTGCTAAGAGATTAAATGATTGGACTATTAAAATATGGGACTCTTCAGAAAGCAACTCTTCAGAATTTATTGCATTAACTTCAGGAACTCTCAATACTGGAATTCCTCATGGAATAACAAGAAAAAATATTAAACAAGTAGATGTCTTTATCCCAAATGTTGGTGGAATAATTGCTTTAAGACAATCTTTTGATGCAATATCTCACGAACTTTGCCATATGATAGTATCTATCTTAGTTGATATCAAAGTCCTTCCCCCTAGATGGGTTAGAAACTATCAAGATAAACTAATGAGACCTGGAACTTCTGGAAACACTGAAACTGTAATAGTACATGATCGAGATTATGAAGATTCCAATGGTATTAGACCTAGAAAAAGATTTTATCGAAAAAACTTTAAATACCAAGGAAAAAATATAGGGCCTGTTGAATTAGTTGGTATAGACATTACTGATCTAATCAATAAAACCGAAATCATTTAGTTTTCCTCAATTTTTCCCATAAATCCCTACTAATTCTATAATTTTTATAATATTTGCCCTGTTTTTCCCACTATATACCTATTCTTTAATATCCCGTTCCCAGTGGCTTTATAGGCAATGTTAACCTTTAATAATTATGAATGTACAGTGCCTGAGAGAGGTACATACATGGTTAGAGTTTCATTGGAACGACGAACTTTATCGACAATGCTCTAAACCTGATTGCCAAAAATCTGAAAAGTTTATCAACGACAAATGGACAAAAGCAGAAAAAGGAGTTTTAACTAATGCAACAACGGAAAACTAAACACGCAATTATCTCTTGCGAATTATGTTCCATTGACGGTATTGAAGATTATGAGTTAAAATACTTTAAAAGAGAAATGGGATTGAAGGAAGTAATTTCTCAATTACAGTCTCATGGATACAAAGTTTATAGTACTAATTGGTATAACCATTTAAGATATCATGTAAAACCAGAATATCATGCAATTATAGCTCAAAATGGAGCTGTATTAGCAAATGAATTTATTGACAAAACTGAAGAATGTATAACAGCCATTGAAACTATTCAATCTGAAATTGATAGTCTAAAACCTGAACTAGCTACCAAGGATCCTAGCATAATTAAAGCTTGGACAGGGTTACTAGCAGAATCTCGCCATTGGTTAGAAGTCTTAGCAAAACTACAAGGTGAATTTAAAAACATTGCTAAAATCCAGGTAGATAACATCCATGTTGAATATAACAATGTAGTGGATACAGTAATTCAAGAAGCTTGTCCCGCTTGTAAATTAAAATTTGCTGATAAACTATCTCAAAAAGTAATAAAAAACATTACTCCAATTAATGATAACACGCCTAGTTCCTAGTTGTAATCCCAAAGATTGGGAAGATTTATCGCTAGGAGAAAAATTAACATTACAATTAAAAGCTTCAATAGATCCTGTGTTCTTTTGGGAACATCCTTTATTAGGAAATCTTAAACTCTGGGAATCACAAAAGGATATCCTAAAAGAGTTCTATCAAATAGATTCTAAAACTAATAAACGATTAAAAAGTGAATTAATCTTTGTTTCTGGTAGGCGAGGAGGAAAAACTACAATTGCAGCCTTGATAGGTCTTTATGAAGCTGCAAAGTTATTAATGTTAAAAGATCCTCAAAAATTCTATCATCTATCGCCTAATGCAGAGATTTTCTGTATCAATGTAGCACCTAGTGAAGATCAAGCACTAGATACTGTTTTTAAAAGGGCTAAAGAACTTTTAACAAATTCTCCATTTTTCTGTTCACAAAACCCTGGTGTAACATATAACACTGTCAAATTCCCTAAAAATATCACCTTTAAAGCCTTAGGTTCCTCAGTTGCTTCTGGCGTAGGTAGAACAGTAAAGGTCTTTGTAGCAGATGAGGTATCCTCTTTTAAAGACAGTGAAAAGCATTCTCCTGAAGAAATCTACTTTAAATTAGCAAATTCCACAGCAAACTTTAAAGGATGGAATGAAGATATTCGAGTAGCTATTTCCTCAATAGCTAGTGCAGGAGATTTTATCTCTTCTCTTTATAAACAAGCTGTAACAGAAAACTGGCACTGGGCTTTACCAGTATGGAAGAAAACTTGGGAATTAAATCCTGATCTTCCTTTAGAGGTTTTAGAAGAAGAGAGAAAAAGACACCCTGAAATTTTTGATAGAGATTATGGAGCTGAAGAAGGAGTTGACACAAAAACCTTTTTCAATGAAATCAAACTAGATGATTTAAAGAAAAGATCAATAAAAGTTATAAATTGTTTTATTGGAGAACCTCCAACCAACAAAGCTGATAGAAAGTTAGGATTTACTCCTTCTATAGATAAAAGTCGTATAGATCTAAGACTCTATCCAGATGCAATAGAATTCTATATAACAACCGATCCTTCCATTAAAAACGATGCTTATGGATTATCAGTTGGTTACAAATCAACTAATGATGATATTAGGATAATTGGTTCTACTGTGTTTGTAGCTCCAAAAGACGAGGAAATTAATCTCCGAGAGGTTATTGATATAGTAAAACCTTTAATTGAGGCTCTTCCTGTCAGGGCTCACATTTTTGATGCTTATATGCATAATGAAATTAACAATTTAATGAGAGAAAACAACATAGAAACAATTCAACACACTTTAAACCTCAACGATTGGATTCTACTAAGGAACGACTTTACTCAAGGAACCACAGAGATTCCTTATGGGGACCTCTTATTTAAAGAACTGGAAGAACTCTTATTAATTAGAGGTCAGAAAGTAGATCATCCTTCTACAGGTTCAAAAGACCAAGCTGACTCGGTTGCACAAATGGTATCATTTATTCGAAGAGAAAACGAAGAACTAAGGAAATCGCCTTCAAATGTTCCTATTCATCACTTAGCATCTTGGAGGTAATTTAAATGGGTTTTTTAGATTTATTTAAAAGAAAACAACTAGAGAGTGCTAGTAGCCAAGCTTCTTCTACAACTGGTACTGAACGTTATGATTTAAGAGAAGCTATAGTAGATCCTTTAGTAATAGCACCTGCTTCTATAATTGGTGGAACCTTACAAGAAATTGCTAATTTAAGGGTTAATGAAAATCGTTACCTCTTAGCAGATAGACTTTATTGGGATGATGAAAGACTCTTCTCAGCCGTCTCCTTAATTGCTTTAATGGTACAAAAATCAGTTGGAGATCCTAGTATTCAAAACCAAGATAAAACTTTAACAAATGAAGAAGAAAATGCCGTAGAAGAAGCAACAAATTGGTATAAAGCTATGGATATTCCAGCATTATATCACGATTATACTGTAGATCTTTGGAAATATGGTGATGCTGTAGATGTTATCAAATTTAATGGTTCACAAGGAATTACAGGTTTAGAACCTCTACCAATGCATTCTATAACTGCAGTTGAAACCAGAGACCAAATAGGTAGTTCTCCTTCAATATCTTTTAAAGACAGAGCTCAATTAATTTCAAAACCTCAATTCTATGTAATAGATGAAAATTACTCTATTAATGATTTAGCAACTAGAGTTATAAGAAAAGATAGAATTTTACATATTAGTTTCCATAATCGTCGTTCAATGATTAGGGATAATCTAAAAAGATGGACTTTAAACACTTGGTCTATGGCCCCAATCAATAGTCTTTTTGGTATTATTGCATGGAAACAACATTTAATTAGAAATGATATGCTATGGAGAAATAGAGCTTTACCAAGAGAATGGCATAAATTAAACTTAAACATGTTTGATCCTTCTAGATACAAAGGAACTTATTCAGAAAAATTAACAGCTGCAAAGGCTGATGCTAAACAAGCAATTGAAGATTATAATGAAACAAATGCTAAGAGAGAAGCCGATCAAGGTTTCACTACTGGTAGTAATGTTGAAATCACTTGGATAGAACCAAAAACATCTACTTATGCAGATCCTCTTCCAATAATCGACCAAATTAATAGCCTTTTAGGTGGTCCATCAGGAACTCCTTCAGCATTAATGGGTGGAGAATCTAAAGGATTTACTTCCCTAGTACATGCTTCTAGTTTCCTAGCCTTAAGAGCTGAAATATATGCCTCTGTTATTCAAAAGAAATTAGAAGAATTAATGAAAAGGCATATTAGAATAGTTCGTCCAGGAATAGATGATGCCGTTGTAAATAGATTATTTATTAAAAACAGATTAATCCTTGATAGAGATAGAACAGAATTAGCAAAAATAATATCAGTCCTTGTAGGAGCTAAGGTGTTTACTCCTTCAGAAATCAGAGCTATTTGGGGATTAGATCCTTTAACTGAACACCAATTTGAAGAATTAATTGATTGGTTAGATAACACACAATCCAAAGGATTTGGAAATTCTCCACGATCTGTATCTGATGATCTCTTAGGAAGGGACCAAGCTAGTCCTACTGGAGGAATGCAAACTCAAGGTAAAAGAGAAAGGGAGATAAATTCTAGAGGAGATAGAATAAAAGGACAACTATTATAATGGAAGAAGAATTAAAATTTTCACATGAAATAGAAGTAGCTTTATCATTACAAGCAGATGTTGACCAAGACTGTGTTAGAAAAGTGTTACATGAAAAAAGAAAGAAAGGTCATAAAATTGACAAGCAAGCTATAGCAATTGCTATTAATGAATGTAAATCAAAAATGTCAAAGAACTCTTTAATAGGAATCCCAATGATTATTGCAGGAAACTATCGTCCTACTCCACAGCAAAGATTATTCGATCAACAATATTGCAGTTATACATCCATATCACCTTTCGAAAGGAATTGTGGTAATTGTATGCACTACATTCAAGGTGATAACTTTTCAGATAACACTTGTCAAATAGTTGAGGCTAATCCTCAAAGAATACTTCCAGAAGGACACTGTCGTTTTTGGCGTTCTTCTTATGAGCTTTCAGGATTTATCACTTCTCCTATAGAAATGGATGATTCGCTTCCAGAAGATATCAAAATGTCCCTTAATGGTAAAGATGTAGAAGACGAGGAAGAAACCAATGATAATTAAAGACCAAACTAAAAAAGAATTACCTTATATAATCCATAAATTCACAGATAAAGAATCTACTAGTTATTATCAACTATCAATTCTCTCCAGTGATGATGAAGCAGAGTTTTGGGAGTTTAAAATACCAGAAAATTCTTCACAAATAGAAATATTAGATGCTCCTACCGTAACTAGGTTATTTGGTCTCAAATCCGAAGACACTAGAGATCTTAAATGGTTTTCCTTTGAAGGAGATACTAAAAACGATGAAAAATATGAAATAATTGACCAAGGAAAATTAATAGTAGGTCAACAAACCAGCAAGTTTAGTGAATTATTCTTTAATGGTAATCTCCTACATGACCGTTGGATATTAAGAAGATTACCTAATATATTCGATAACTCTTATCTAGGAGAAAGCAAAGAAATAACCTTACTATGGAAACCTTCTAGACAAAAATCTTTTAATAGTTGCTTGGATGGAACTGTCCCTTATAATAATATTAAATGTGCATGTGCTGTTACAGATCTATCATCCAGTTTTGCTGAATTATCTACCCAAGAAGGAACAGAATTAACTTCCTCTTTCAACGGAGAAGCTATTATAGATGAAACAAGCCAGACTTTTGAAGGTACTGCTGCTGCAGTAGGCACTGTTATTGATATGTATGGTACCAAATATGTCTATACTCCAGAGTTTATAACCCATCTTTACAATGAACAAAAATCTCTCCTGGAATCAGGAGATGAAACTCTTTTAAACACAGAACATGATCTCTTCGGTGCAACAATTGATGGAAAGGTCACTGGTGTCACTCTGCGCCACGAGCCAATAAAACATCTTTATGTAAATGGTATATATAATGGCCCTATCACTCTCTCAGAGGGTGAGATTGGATTATCTTATGAAGTCAAACTACGATCAGTTTGGTCAAAAGAATTCCAGGCATGGGTACCATTTAATGCTAAAATTAGCAAATTATCCGTCGTAAGACGTCCTGCATGTAAAATTTGTTGGATAAACAAATTAAAACAATGACAAAACAAACAACTCCCGATCAGAAAGAGAACTTTGATGGTCTCAAACCTGACGAATTAAAAGAGAAGTTTACTTTGTTTCGTGAAGCCGCAGAAAAATCAGGAATAGACCTAGCAAAAGAACTAGGCGTAAAGACTGAAACTACAACTGAAACATCAAAAAAATTGGATGAATCATCTATTAGTAAATTCAAAGACATGTATGCTTTTTCCAGAAAAGTATTAGAGGAAAATGGTATCAAAACAGATGAGACTAAAATCGATCCTGTAGATGCTAAATTCGCTGAATATACTAAAACAATTGATGAAAAGCTTGAAAGACAAGCAGAAGCCAAATTTGGTGATCAAGTGAAAAACGTTACAAGCATCGACAAAGACTTTCCAATTGACTCAATAAAGACCCTAGATATCCCTTGGGATAAAAAGGTTCAAGTAATGAATGCAATGGTAGATGTTGCTACTAAAACTCAAAAATCTATCTCTAAACTTAGAGAAGAACTTGATAATGCAACAAAAGGTCTTGAAGACGCAAAGAAATATGCTCCAGCTCCTAAAGAGACTGGTAAGACTGGAAAGGATAAAATCCTTGACGCTATTTCAAAACACAGTGAGTTATCAGATTTAAAACTTCCTGCAACTATAACAAGTGGTAACTAAATATGACTGACGGCGGAGGTAGAGCACGTGAACCAGGCGAAATGTGGAATATGCGACTTAAAAATGCAACTTCCCTTGACGATGGTGGTTATGTGCTAACTTACGTATCAGAATCTTCAGTTGTCAAAGTTGATAAATGCGGATCAACCGATCTACCAAAGTGTGTTAACTATAGATCAACTCGTGATCCTCACGATTTGAATTTCCCATCAACTACGGATCTTACAGGTACCCAAATAGGTACTAAAGGAATCCCTGTGTTTGCAGATGGTTGGGCTAGACTATTAGTCAAGGTCAACAACAGTGCAATTACTAGAGGAGATCCTCTCTATGTAGATGCCGCGGGTGGTAAAGTTAACAAATACTCTAAAACTACAATTCCAAACACTACAGTTACAGATGCTAGTAACGAACTAGAAGCTAGATTTAAAGAACTGGCAAGAATAGTAGGAATTGCAGAGGAAGACGTGGCTGTAGGTACAACTTCCGCCGCTGGTGCGACAAAAGTGCTCACCAGATTGACGATAGGAAGAGTACAATACCTTTAGGTGTAAAATAATCATGAAATTCTATGATGGCCTTAACGGAGGCGTTCCGTATGCAACCCTAGATGAACTAGCTACATATTCCCCAGAGCAAATATCAAAACTTGGAGAAGCTACTTTTGATGAGATTGTCTTATTGACAATCACTAGAGAAAAGATTTACCAGGAATCGGCTTTAATAGCTGCAACCGGTGATGTAATAGTCACTCGCGCAATGGATTCCATTGAAGCACAAATCTTTGCTCCAGGCGACGATGCTGTCAACACACAGTATCCAGTTCCTGCTGAAAATGTAGCTCAGGTAGAAAGAGCAAAACCTGTTACTTACAATATCAAGAAAGTTGATCTTCAACTAGCTGAAACTCGTTACTTTATTTCTAACGATGCAAAGCTAAGAGGAGCATCAGACTGGTTAGAAGCAGATAGCGCAAGACGCGCTGCAGAAAATCTGGCAGCTGAAAGAGATAAACATGTCCTTGAAGGACTTGTGGATCAAGCAGATGATAACAACGATGTTGCTGCAACTGCAACTTGGTCTTCAGCCTCAGCAACTCCAGAAGATGATGTAGCAAAAGCAATTGCAAATATTGTGAAAAATTCCAATATTCCAGCTTCCCAATTGAACAAGCCAACAGCATTTGCCTTAATTATTCCTGCTCAAGCATTTGTAGGTGTCACGAAACTAAAACTAATTAGGAACATCACCCAACCAATTCAAGACTTTTTGCAAACAGAATATAAAGTAAAGATTGTATTGACTAGACAGCCTTATAATCATACTTCATGGCCTGTTGACACAGAAGCATTGGTGGTTCCATATCAGGATCCTACAATAGGATTCTTGGCAACCTTTAACGGTGGTGGAATTATTCCAGCTCAAGAGAAATGGAAGATTCCTCGTGGTGAAGACATCTTTATTCGACAGTGGTTCAGATACATCGATATTCCGCAACCATTCGATGGTACGGAAACTCAAAACCGTAGAATCGCTACAATTACAGGCGTAGCTTCTTAAAAGCTATACCTTGATATTTTACGATATCTACACTTCAAATTTTTTTATCCCAGAAGAAATGTCTCCTTTTATCAAAAAACAAATATATCGATATGTAGGAAATTTTGGAGTATCATTTTTTGCTCCATTAACTTCAACTAACGTTGCTAATTCGCTTTTAGAATATTCATTAACCCTTTATGACACTGTTATTATATCTGCAATTTCCAGTTGTTTCACAATTGGTATGCTAATCTCAAGAGATTTCAAAGAAAAAGGTGAAAGAAAAAAATATGATTAAAAAGAAATCCTGCGGCTGGTTAAAAAAACTAGAATATTATTGTACTCCTTTTGGGCAAGATCCAGAAATTCAACTAACTAAGGAGTAATTCTTATGACTGTAACGGTACAATCAGTTAGAGATTTATTAGATGTTGTTCCTAGTAAACACGTTACAGATACAGTTGTTCAAGCTAATATAGATAGAGCTAAAAGAGTAATAGATAATGTTAAAGATCCTCTAGCTGTAACAGCTGAAGTAGATGATGCTACTAGAGCTTTTGCTGTTTGGTTAACCTATGGTTCTTATAGTGAAGGTATTTCTCAAGACCTTGGAAATATTCCTGTTGCACTTAAAGAGAAGATGGATCATTTTCGCAAAGTTGCTGAATTCTTTATCAACCGAATTTCTCGTGAAGCTGTAGACCTTAACGTTGAAGATATCTCTGAACAAACTTTAATAGGATTGCCTCCTGATATATCTGCCTTAACTACTTCTGAAGGCTATATTCAAGAATCTTAATGGCCGATCCATATATTTTTGATTTACGAGTAAATCCTAAAGATTTTGCAGATAAAATTGGTGAAATAAGGAGATACTATAGCGTTGCTACTAGAAAATTAATAGATGGCACAGCTGAATATACTAAACAAATTATCCAATTAAATACTCCTGTTAAAACAGGGACAACTAGAAATTCTATCCAAATCTTTAGAAAAGAAACTAAAGATGGAAAAACTGATTTAAGATCTATGATTACTGTAGGATCTAGATATCCAGTATTCCATTATCTTGATCAAGGAACTGAGCGTTCTCGTGGTAGATTTGTTCCTAAAATAAGCAAAAGACTAGTTAATCCAAAAAACCCAGCATTTGGTTTTCACCCTGGTATTAGAGCAAGAAACATCCTTCGTAATACAAGGAAAGCTGTAGAACAGGAACTTGGTATTAAAGTTGAATTAATGTTAATTGATTGGACTAATGTCTGGACAACTAAACTACCTCCAAGAGGACCATTATAATTTATGCCTGGATTAGCTGGTAAATGGACAGCAATTCTCGATCAAATAGAAACTGATACAAAGACCATCACAGAACTTTCAGATGATGGTTCTAGATCCAAGGTTCATATGTGGAGAGCTAAACCTGCTTTTATTGAAGGAGAATATGAAGCTACAATTGTTCCTGGTTCAATGACTTCAGATGAAGGAGTAACTTCAAAAACAACCTTTAATAATTTTCTCATAGCAATAGACCTTCTCTATTATTCAAATTCCACAGATACTTTTAAATCCGGCATACAAAATGCCCTTGCTGTGGCCGAGAAGGTTTATGATAAATTCCATCTTAAAACTATTAGTGGCACTGTCAGAATAGCTCGATGTCGAATTATTACTGGCGAGGGCCTGCTATCAGAAAGAAATATAGACGCTATTCCCGTAAGGGTCGAGATTAATGCGCAAGTCTCAATAACACAATCATAATTAGGTGAATAAAAAAATATGACCGACCGATATATGCTGTTTGAAAAGAAAACAACCTTTACAGACGAGTCATTTGGTTCGTTCGGAGCAAATTCTCATGCACTAGATGTTGGTGGAGATGATATTAGTGGTGATCATCAATACATTTATCCATTAACAACCTCTGATAGGGTTAAAAGAAGTAAAATTCAAGGACCACAGAAATTCACTGGATCAATAAGTGTTCCATTGTTTCCTGTTGGAGCTGCGAGTTTAGTTTATTATGCATTAGGTACTGTTACTACAACTTTAGGAACCCCAAACACTGATGTAAATCAACATGTTATTACAAAAGCCAAGACAATTCCATTCTTCAGGGCTGAATTTGGAAGAGATGTCAAAGCTCATAGATATGTTGGTGGAATTGTAAATACTATGACATTAGATTACAATCCAGCTGAACTTTTAATGGCTTCCTTTGATGTTGTATTTAGAAAAGAATTATCTATGGGTACCTTATCTTCAGTTACATTCCCAGAGTTCAATTCTGTGGAAAGACCTTTAGGAGGAACAGAAGTTTCTGCAACCTTTGGTGGTTCGTCAGCTACTTTTGTAGAATCCATGTCAATTACGTGTGAGAATAATGTTGAAGAAGATTCTTTTGCTTTAGGTAGCAAATATCTTCCAGCTGGTATTATAGCCATGCTTGATGTTACTGGTTCAATGGATCTACGATATGATGTAGAAACTAGATATCAAGATTGGTTAGATGGTACAGATAAACAAGTTGTACTAGAAGGTTCATATGGTTCTGGTGAAGCTTATAGAAAAATTAAAGTAGATCTTCCAGATATTGCATATGATACAAATAACTTACCAGTAGACAACTACGAACGATTAGTACAAACAATTGACTTTACAGCCCAAAGGGATTCAAACGGTGATCCAATACTTGTGACAATAGTTAATGAAAAAACTAATGCACAATTTACTGGATAAAGAGGTTTAATGACAAATCCAAAAGTATCACAGCTTCGAAAAAAATCACAAACAAGCTTTGACCTTGAGGAAGACGGTGTAGGAAAGGTAACTTGGCTTATAAGACCAATACCTACCTATGATCTTTTATCTAATTTAGATAAATTTTCTTCAATGCCAAAGAATGTACATGACATAAAATCTGATGACCTTTCAGACGAGGATGCAAAGTATCTTAAAGAACAAATACTCCCTTTAATTGACATCCTCCTACCTGCTTGCACAATAGATCCTCCTGTAACCATAGACAATAATGATCCTAGATTACTAACTGGTGAAGCAATTCACATTAGAGATCTAAGTTACAATACTGTTCTAGCGATTTTTAACAAAATAACAGAAATTACAGGAATGACTAGAGAAGCAGAAGAAGCTCGAAAAAAATTGCAGAGTCAAAATTCGGCAAATCCTTAGCACAGCTCTGTCAGGCAGTGCCCTGTGCATTTCCTCATGAAATTTTAGGGTTCGAAAGAGATTCTGCTGAAGGCATTCTTCTTTCTATAGCAATGCTTTCTGAATCAAATCGCGAAGTCGAATCTTTGGCAAGATCTAACAAAGGGAAACAGGCACAAAGATATTCTAAAATGTATGCAACCAATCCTCAATATAGACAACACTCTCACTAACAACTTCTTTTTTCTTTCCTTATTTTAAAATATAAACAAAAAATATGCCAAGAACTGATGTAACTTTTAATATTCACCTGTCTTCAACAGGCTTTGAAAATATAGACGCAGTTACTAAAAAAGTAAAGGCTGATATTAATGATATTAAAGGTGCCTTTAAAGGTACTAATAATAACCTTAAAAAAGTCAATGTTACTTTAAGAGATACTGATGAAGTAGCTAAAAAACATATAAAATCCCTAGGCTTTATGGCCTTCCAATGGGGTTTTATTGCTAACAGGGCTAGAGATGCTCTAAGATCAGTTAGTAGGATAGTTCAAAGCACTGTATCAGAGGCTGCTGGAGCACAAGATGCTATGGTTAGAGCAGTTATTGCTTCAGGATTAGATTTAACATCCACTAGCGAGAAAACTGCTGTAGCTATACAGTATATGAACGATGCTATGTTAACACTAGGATCGGGTAGAACTATGTTCAATATTGCTGAAGTTGCTACAGTTACCAAAGAAGTAGGCAAAGCAGTTAAATTTGTAGGCACTGAATTAGAAATAGCTCAACAAACAATGGGTGCTGTTACACAAGTTCTTAACTTGATGGCAATTGAAGAAATTAACGCAGCAGATGCAGCTCAGAACATTGTCAAAGTTTCAAAAATGTTTAATCGTTCTTATGAAGATGTTGCTGATGTTCTAGTTAATGTAAACAGACAATCAACAGCTGAAATACAAAATTTGATCATTTCCTTTGGTGCAGCAGGACAACAAGCCATACTAATGGGATTAACCTTAGAAGAAACAGGAGCAATGGTAGGTCTTGTTAGTGATATTATTGGTCAACAAGGTGGTAGGGCTGGTTTAGCTCTAGGTCAAGCATTTAGAGATCTTAGAGACCCAGTAGTAGCTTTAAGTACATCAATGAAAGCTATGGGTGTTGAGATTTTTGATTCTACAGGAAAAGTTAGGAATTTTGGACAAGTTTTAAAAGAATTTAAAACAGCTATAGTAAAAATTAAAAAACAACATGGTGAATTGGGTGTATCAGCCTTTGTAAAATCACTAAAAATGGATGCTAATGCTGAAAGAGCCTTCTTAGCTTTAATTAATAACATTGAGATTTTAGATGAATTAATAGAAGGAGCTTCTCAAAAAGGAACTGCTAAAAAACAAGCAGAGGTGATAACTGAAAAATCTTTAGTTGCTCTAATAAAGAGAATGGCCGGTAGTATCCAATCTCTGAAACTAGCATTTACTATGGGATTAGCTCCAGTAATACAAGAATTACAAGCAATATTACAATCCCTAGCTGAAGATAAGGAAGTACAAGAATTCTTTTTCACTTTAGGAGAAATTTTAAAAGAGGATTTACTTCCAATACTTAAAGAAGGAGGAAAATTTCTTAAAGCAATAATGAAGGTTTTGACAAAAAACAAACCTTTATTAAAATTTGTTGTTTCAGCTATTTTATTAATAGTAGGAGCATTAGCAGGATTAGCAATTATAGGACAATTCATCGTTCCAATGTTGGTAATGGGTGCAGCTTTGCAATTCTTTGGACTTACTGCTATGCTTGCCGGAACCGCAACTATATTACTTGTTGGTGGCCTTGCTGCCATAGCCGTTGTTTCAGGATTTATAATAGGTTGGGAACTAGCAAAATGGACACATGAGGTATGGGAAGAAAATGTCGCATTAAGAGATGCGGTAACTCATTTGGAAATTGCTTGGTGGTCATTAATCGAAGGACCTTTTACTAAATGGAATGAAGAGGTTGCTAAATCGCATGAGGAAGGTCTTAAAAACATGATTGATGGTTGGACTAAATTTTGGGAAGAGGATTTTCCTACGTGGTTAGAAGAAGCCGATATGAATTGGAGAAGTTGGATTAATGATTTAATTATTGGTTATGCTGAATTTAAAATCAAATCAGCAGAATCTTGGGAAAAATTTAAATTAGACGTTAATGATGCCGTAGTTCATGCTGGTATATGGCTTAATAAATTTTTCAAGAAAGATGTTCCTAAATTTTTCACTGAGGATCTTCCTAAAGCTATTACAGACGCCTGGAACACTATTGTTAATGGCGGGAAAATAATAGGATCTGCAATTTGGACAGGAATTAAAGCTATGGCAGATGATTTATGGGATATCATAGAAATAATAGACGAGGCTATTGGATTTTCTGATTTTGTTGCGAAAGGAGAAGAATGGGGAAAGGGATTAGCGGAGGGTATTGAAAAATGGTTTAAAGAACACTTTACCATAGCAGCCTTATTGGGTGGATTAGCTAGTCTTATCCCTTCAATGCAACCTGCTTATGCAGAAGCTGGTGACCTTACAGGAATGATACAATCCGAGGAATTACAAGCAAGGATAACACTTTTATCTGAAATGATCGACCTTCTAAATAACAGTTTCTTAACTTTATTGACTAGCACAGATACGTTAACTTACCTAATTAATACGTTATCTTTAACATCTACAACCTTTAATGGAAGGTTAACGGTAGTCAATGCAACTTCTACGACCTTTATATCTTCGTTAACAAGATTAATAGCAAAGTTAAATCACACAAGCACCCTCCTATATATCATGCAAGTCCAAATCATAGGAGTTAATGAAAGATTAATAAAAGTTCAAAGTGCTGCAGACGAATTAGCTAATGCAATGAGATCATTAGCGGCTAGAGCAAGATCTACTACCTTTTCCAAAAGTCGTGGAATAAGTGGATTCGCCAGCGGTGGTGTTATAACAGCTCCTACACTAGGATTAGTGGGAGAAGCTGGTCCTGAAGCAATTATTCCTCTAGATAGACTATCAGGAATAATGAACAACCTTAAAGGAGGAAACACTTCTACTGTAGTTAATGATATTAATATCACTATAGAAGGTAATGCATCTGAAGGAACCGTGGATGATTTAATAGACCGACTGTCTTCTTTATTAGGAGACAGCATCCGAGGTAAATCAATGAAGAGGTTAGCAAGATAAAATGCCTAATTATACATGGCAATTACATGGTATAACTTTTCCAATCCCTCCAGAATCTATTAAATGGAAAGTTGCCAGGAAACAGCAAGTAGATAAAGTATTAAAGAACTTCCCTTTTGTTATAGATACAGGTCCTGAAACCTTTGTACTACAAATAACTGGAAAGATTTGGCCATTATCTGCAGCTTATGCCTTGAAACAACTTTGTAAGAACCCTGACCAACCAACAGTAATATTTGCAACAACTGATCCAGATTTTGATATTATTTATAGTGGAACATATGCCTTAGATAGTGCAGAATCTGGTGTAGATGGACCTCAATATGTTAACCATAATGGATCAGATACGGTAGCATTTGATTATAACATAGAACTAATACAATTTGCAAATAAAGGAGATTTACAAGATGGTGATTCGGGAGATTTGGAATTAGATGAAGATGGTGTTGGATTTGGTAGTCTTAATGGCATCGCAGGTAATGTATCCTTTGGAGATCCTTTATTGGATTTCTTCTTTGACTTTTTATTAACTTAACATGGCTAGATTTTCAATATCTCCTCCAGTAGCAGCTGAAAAATTCAGTCCTTTAGCAAAGGTCTATGATAGAACCTCTCAAGATGGAAGTATTCCAATTATTAACTATCTTTTAGGTAGTCAATATAATGTTACAATGGGAGGAGAGTTAAACATTACTTCTTCAGGAAACATTACAAATGATTCTGTTGATGTTGCTTCTGGTAAACTGGAAGTTAAATTAGAATCTGTTGATGGTACTGAAGTTACAAAAATCGGTACATATGCTACTTTTAGTTATCTCTATCCAGGAATAACTGTATACGGTCATATGGAATTACAAGATGCATCTTTATCTTCTGGAACAGAAAAACTACGATATGTTTTCGAAGATTTAGCAACTAGTGATAAGATTATCATAGAACTTTCAGCCGGCGCAAGCAATAACATTTTAAAATTAATTGAAGAAGTAGATGACGTTGAAACAACTTTAGCAACTCAGAATATATCTGCTACAAAGACAGAAGTAATATTTCAATTAGATTATCTTAAAGATGGTGTAACAAAATTATATTACAGAGAAATGACAGGAATGGATGATAAAACAAGGATTTTCAATGGAACTATTACTGCTAATGTAGCTGAAGTTAAATTATTTATTAAAGGAATTTCAGATAAAACTTCTTTAAAAACTTTGAAAAGTGATTTTGTATGGATATTCTATCCTAACATTTTCATTTCATATGATGTCGATCTAGATAATCGTTTAAATGGTAACATCAAAGTATGGGACACAGAAAATGAAGCAGATGAAGCAGATTGGACAAGAGTGTATTCTTCTGATCATGAATTCGTTGGAGAGAGAGTAATAGAAAATGGATTAATTAGAGCAGAAATAAATACCTCTCCCGGAGTAGAAATCTTTGGATGGGATGGAATCGCATGGGAATCCACAGGAACTATTAAACCAATTGCTTCAAATAGTGACCTAGGAGTTACTTTACATGATGTTGTTTTCGAACGCTTTAATGATTCACAATGTAAATTTATAGTAAAATATGGTATTGTAGATCATACAATTGATATGAGAAGAGGAAATCCTTACGTTAGAGTGGTTTGTAACACAAAGAAATTTAAAATAGCTACTTCTAAACAAAGGTTTGCCCTTAGTACAAAAAACACTACAACTGATATTCCCGATTTTAACCAGAAAAACACCGATGATGCCAATAGAGGCAACCCTGCTAATCTTTCCCCAGTAGTTAATCCTTTCACTTTTACTGATGATAGTAATGCTACTACTGGTCTAGATCTTATAAACGATAATTGGTTTGGATGGTATGATGTAGTAGCAAATGACACTATAGGATGGTTAGGAATAGTAGAAAATCCAACAGGACTAGTCGTAACAGCTGTAGATGCCACCACTTTACAAGATATGATATGGACTTTTGAAGATGATGCAATAGTTTCTGTAGGAACATTGGCCTCTAAACCGACAACTGTCATCAATGGCATTCCAAAGCCCTTTAATATTGGAGATGTAGATACTTATGTTAAATGGAGAGCAAATGAGTCTATTTTCTCCTGTGATCAAAAAATGTTCCTTAAAAAGAAAAGATAAACTATGGCTGTTCCTGAATTAAGATTATCTGGTGGATCTTCCAATAATGATCCTAAGGGATCTTTAGGAGGAATAATGTCTTCTACAGCTGTAACAGATAATACCCTTGAAAATGCTTTTGACAATATTACTAGATCCGAAGCTTTAACAGGTAAAACAGAATATCGTTGTTTTTACGTTTACAATCCTTCAGGTAGCCCTATCAACGGAGTAACAATAGAAATTACTACCAATCCTGTTTTAACTGAAATATCCGGTGCTTTAGATACTGTAGGGAAAGGAGATGGATCAACTTCTGGTGTAGCACAATCTATCGCCACAGAAGATACTACTCCTTCAGGATTAAAATTCTTTTCAGAAGATGCTGATTCTCCAGACGGTCCTTATGATACAGTAGTCCTTCCAATAGGCTTGTTAAAAGCAGGAGAAGGTGTTCCATTTTGGTTGAAAAGAGTAACTGAACAAGGAGCTCAACAAGTATTATCAATTTCATTTAAAATTACTTATTACACAGACACCTTACCATCAGAAGATGTCATAGATGGAGGTGCTATTGGTGAAATTATTAGTGCTCCAGTTGTACAAGCCACTGGAACTTTTGAAGTGGGTACCGCCAGGGTAGGTTTTGGAGATATTGGATGAAATTAGATAATTTAATCTGCTATCAAAAAATAGGAGATATTGCATTACAAATACAAGGATTACAAGAACATCTAAAACAATTACACTCAGAATTACCTTCCGATATTAAAGTTATAGGATTAAAACCTGAAAATAGTGATGAAACATATCCTATGGATTATCTGATAGATTTCCATTATAAAAGGATATCCCTTTTGGAACAAATTGTCCATCAGGAGATAAATGAAACCTTAAAGATAAGAAATGAGTATTACAAGTCCCTCTGTCTATCTTGTAAAGGTAATTACCTAACAAGAAGTTGTGGACCTTGTAAAAAAGATTATGAATCATGGTGTTTCATAGAACTAATTGATTTAACAGTGAGAGAAGATGGCCCTAGATAAATGGAGTACTGGAGATACAATTACAGCCCTTTTAATCAATAAAAGAGGAATTCGTAGAGGTACTACTTCTGAAATAGATTCCGAAGCAGATGCTAATATGACTGTAGGAGATCTATTATATGACACTACTTTAGGAAAATATAAATTTATTAAAGTAGTTAATCCTAGAGAATATACTTTCTTAGAAGTTAGAGGATTACAAGATTTATGGATATCTGCAGGAGCATTTATGAAATCGTCTACAGATTCAACAACGTTTGAAGAAAAAGAAACTTCAACAAATCAATTAAATTGGCATGGTCATAAAATGCCTGATGCAACCACCTCTAATATGTGGGCACAATGGAAACCTATGAGAAATATTGATTATTCTTCTACTATTAAAGTTTCAGTTTACTGGACTTGTGCAGCTGGATCAGCTGATGCAAAATTCTTCATTGCTGCAGTAGCTATCGGCAACGACGATGCTTTAGATGCTGCTTTAGGAACAGCTCAATCGGTTACAGACACTGTTACATCAGTAAACGATCTAATGGAAACAGCTCAGACTTCTGCTATAACACCAGGAGGATCTCCTCAATCAGGCGATATCTATTTTATTAGAGTTCGCAGAGTTCCTTCAGATACTTCTGATACCTTAGGCCAAGATTTATGGGTTTTAGGTATTTCAGTCGAATTTACATTACTAAAGGCTGTAGCAGTCTAATAGTAATAATTATTACTAATTGAATACTTCTCTTCTTCAACAATCTGCAAAACAGATTGCTAAAAGTAATGATCCTATAAGAAATACTGCCATTAGTGAATACTCTTTTGGAAAATATTGTACTAATTATATTAAAAACGGGTTAAGAAATTTCACTAGAGAAGCTAAACAAAATTTCGCTAAATTTATATCTCCTGATTATTCTAGATTTAATAGCTTTGCAGATCCTATGATGATGTTTACTTCTATGCATCGTGGAGCAGGAGATATAGGTGGATGGAAAGAATTAGGAAGAACAAGTGCAGTAAGCAGTCCATCAAATATTGATGTGACAGGATTATCAGATAAAAGATTATTAAACGTATTAGTATATCATGTTCCTAGCGTAAAGGCTCGGTCAAATTTTGGTTTTAATGATGATAGTGGAACTAATTTTTGTGGTCGATTTAGTCGAAATGGTGGGGCAGATGCTACATCAACGTCAGTAACTAAATTTAATTATACGGATGCTGACTGGAATACTTCGCCAACATTCTATAATTTTTATGTTGCAAATTATTCATCAAAAGAAAAATTAGTTTGTGGTGGTGAGGCTTGTAATCAAAACACAGCAGGTGCAGGCAACGCACCAAATAGAGCAGAAGGAGTTGCTAAATGGGCTAATACATCTGCTGCAATAAACAGAGTTGATGTAAGACCAAATGCAGGGACTTATGAATCTGGAAGTGAGGCAATAGTTCTAGGATTAGATTCAGCAGATACTCACACAGATAATTTTTGGGGACAGTTGTTTGCTCCTAACGAACTAAGTGGTGCAGGCGACAATTTATCAAGTGGGACATTCACAGCAAAAAAATATTGTAGAATAATGGCATTCATAAAACAGTCAGGAACACTTGATATGAATACACAGGTGAACAATGATACATCAGGCAATTATGCAAGTAGATATAGTGACAATGGAGGAGCAGATTCTACAGGAATCTCACAATCAGCATTACAGGCAATGTTAAATATTTCATTCAATAATTTTATAGATATATTTTTCATTAATGTTAGTTCCAAAGAAAAATTATTCATCGGGCATTCTGTTAGCCAAAATACTGCTGGAGCTGGAACTGCACCAAGACGTAGAGAGTTTGTTGGTAAGTGGGCTAACACATCTACACAGATAACAGAATATGAAATTAATAATACTGGATCTGGATCCTTTGCAGCAGGATCTATAATTGCAGGATGGGGTAGTGATTAAGATGGCTTGGGCAAGTAAATTCAATAAATTAAGTGGAACATCAGCAGATTTAGATTTAGGTGCATCGGAAGCATTACCAGCAAGAAAATTTGGTGAATTGATTTATCATTCATTAAAAACAGGTGATGATAAAAGACACATTTTAACAATGAATAATGACTCAAATAGTGATTATAGTTCAAGACATTCTCTTGATGGTGGAGTTGATTCAACTGGAACGAGTCAGCCTTACATGGACA